GTGCTGATCTTATCCTTGAAACCGCCGATGATGTTACCGCCGATTTCTTTGAAATGATCTACGATGTTCTTACCGTCTTCACCCTTAGTGAACCACTCAATGACGCTTGCGCCCCATTCCTTAACGGTGTTCATCATATTGGTGAAACCTTCGATACCCTGTAACAATCCGGCTACAATGTCCTCACCAATCGCCTTGAAGACGGTGGAAGGAGAATGAATACCGAGTGCGTCCTTGAAACCCTGTACAAAACCATCTACGAAATCCGTGATAGCTTTCCAAATGGACTGTAGACCTTCCCAAATACCATCAATTATAGCCGAGCCAATATCGACAATGGACTGTTTTGCGGAAATGAACGCATTGTAGATTTTTCCGGGCAGTGCCTTGAAAAATTCCGCCACCTTCGTTACCACATTCGGAATCGTCTGTGTGAAGAAGGTAGGAAGCGTCACAGTGAAGAACTGCTTGAAAGCAGACTTGATACTGTTCCACATATTAGTGAACCATGTCGGAATCGTTACGGTTACGAAGTTGACTGCGGTCTTCCAAGCATTACCGAACCACTGTCCGATGTTATAGCCGAGAGAGTTCCAGTCATAATCTTTAATCGGTTGCCACAGATCATCGAACCAGTCTTCAATTTTTCCGGGCAACGACTTGAAGAATTTTTCGAGCTGTTTCGGAATCTTGCCGAGCCAAGTGGTGAAGTCACTCCACAGTCCCGGAATGGTCTTTGTAAAGAAATTGTCAAGGAACTCGACAATTACGTCCCATTTCTGAACTACGAGAATGATACCGTCAGTCACCAAGCCGACTGCGAGACCGATCAATGCACCGATACCAGCTCCTATCGGACCTCCACAAGCACCGATGATAGCACCGATACCAGCACCAGCCGCCGTAGCACCAGCACCGATAAGCGCAGAACTCAGCCAGTCAATACCGTTTTTGATAGCGTCATAAATGCCAGTGATGTATGCCGGAATACCAGCGATAATACCGCCGATACCAGCACCCAAAGCCGCACCAGCCGCCGTTGCAGTACCGAGACCCAAGTTTGTTGCCGCCGTGGAGAGAGCTGTAGCAACAGCACTTCCGCTGAAAGCAGAGGTAATCCAGCCAGCAACCGCCTTGCCGATGAAAGCACCGCCGATTGTGATGAAACTACCGCCGCCAAGAATCTGAGCGAAGTTCATTCCGTTGAGTTCGTTCTGAATAGCGTCAATGATACCAGCCGCTTCCAGTGCGATACCAGCAATGGAAAAGCTCAGACCGATGGAGAGTGTCAAACCATTACCCAATCCGGCTTTCTTCAAAGCCAACAGACCTTGAATGCCAGTGAGAACGCTCTGAGAAATCTTCCACGTTGCGAGACCGAGAGCAATAGCACCCACGGTAGTAAGGATTCTGCCGAGTCTCGTATGGAAGAACTCGCTCCATGTGTCAATGTCCTCAGTAAGACCGAGCCATTCCTTCATTTTCTTGAGGATTTCTTCGACCTTGCTGTTCACAGCGTCACCGAGGAAGTCATAAGTAGGAAGCTCGAAGCCGAGACCGCCACCTCCGCCACCGACACCACCAGCACCGCCGCCGGACGAATCTTCGGGCGGAGAAATGATGTTCAGTTCATCAATGCCGAGGAGAGCGTTTTTCAACTCCTTCGCCTTGTCGGTTGCGTCACCGAGACCGTCTGCAATGTCACCGACACCGCCAGCGGCACTACTGATACCGCTATAATCAACTTCCGGCAGAGCAAATCCGAAAAGGCTTGCGATTGCGTCAGCCACCAAACGGATAGCCTTTGCGAGAGCAATCGCATAAGGCAACACAGCGTTCAGAACAGGGATAAAGATGTTACCCAAAGAACGAGCGCACTGTGTAACCTGTGCTTTCAAGACACGAAGCTGGTTAGCCGGAGCTTCCAGTGTACGAGCCATATCGCCTTGAGCGGTAGTGACCTGTGTCATGATAGCGTAGTATCTCAGTTCCGCTTTCTCAGCCTGTGTCATGAGGTTGACATTTTTCTGAATGCCGAGGTTAAGAGCTTCCTGTTGCAGTCTCGCCACAGACAGGTCGAAACCAAGCCTACGGAGAGGTTCAAGCTCGCCGGAGATACCCGACTGTAGCTTTTGGAAAGCGTCTTCGTAACTGATATTGAAGAAGGAGGAGAGGTCGTAACCAAGCTGAGTCAAGTTCTGACTCATGGTGTACGCTCTGTCACTCACAACACCAAAACCAGTCGCAAGCGTCATGAAAATACCTTGATTTCTCAACCACTCGCCGGGGTCGATACCCATGATCTCAGCAACGGTCTCAGCGTACTTCTGAGCTTCGTTCGCATACTCGCCCATAGACACCGTGAACAGGTTCAAGTTCTCGATGTACTTGTTGGATTCAGTAATCCAGCCAGCGATAACGCTTGCGATACGCTTCATTGCGACTACGGCAATACCGATTTTCGCCGCAAGGTTCGCATAACTCATGGACGCACCGTTGTTGGCAGTGGTGAGGTTGTTAGTGCTTCTAATCAATCGCTGGATTCTCGCCGGGAAAGCGGAGAAGCCGTTTGCGATAGACTGCATTTGCGTTGCAAGAGGAGCAAGGGCATTCGCCAACTGCTGAATCTGAGAAGCCAGCGCACCCATGTCAACCGATCTGAGAGCGGTCATTACCTGTGGTAACTTCTGCAACTGCGTGATAAAGGAAGTGAGGTTGTTCTTACCCATCTGTGTGAGCGGTGTCAATGCCGACACGAGCTGGGAAATCTGAGTACCCAAACTACCGATGTTCACGGAGTTGAGAGCTTGTACCGCTTGCGGTAATCTCTGCAACTGAGAGATAAAGCTGTTCAAATTCGACTTGCCGATGTTCGCCAAAGGAGTGAGAGCATTAGCAAGGGAATTGAGCGCACCAAAATTTGTGCCATTTAAGGACTGAATCGCAGAGCCGATGTTCGTGATCTGCGTTGCCACAGAGGAAGACAGCTTGAGACTTCCACAGGAAGAAAGCGTCTTTAATCCGTTGGCAAGTTTATTCAGATTTTCGGCATTACCAGCACTGACACTGCTCAAAGCAGTGTTCAGTGTGGTGAGCTGTTTCGCAACAGAAGTCAAGCCGACACCGCCTTTGACAGCGGTCTTCAACTTACCAAGAGAAGAAGCAAGAGCGTCTATACCACTTACGGCTGACGTGGCACTGGATTGTACCTCAACCTCTAACTGTTCGATTGTAGTAGACATGGTTCTCACTTCCCTTCAAACTTTTTGTTGTGTCGTATCATGAATCCTTCCATCATCGTTTTGCCCTTATCGAAGTTCTTCTTTTCCTTTTCCTCCTGTCTGTATTCCGCCTGTTTCTCAGTGATAGCAAACGGTTCAGCGATATAAGGTACAGGTTTCGTTCCCTTCTTGGCGAACGCATGAAGGAGAGGAGATACCCGGCACAGAGCTTCGTATACATACGCACCCTGTAGCCACATTTCTTGATTTTTCCTGTTGGTTTTGAGTTCTTCCGCCTTGCGGTATGCCACCACAAGTGTGCTGTCTCTGTCCCAATACTGCTCCTCGGTCATACCGATTGACAGATAGTACGGAAAAAGCTCATGGAATTTCTCTGTGTAAGTTTTGAGGGGAGCAGTGGCAGTTACACCACCACTCCCCTCAGTGGAGGACAGCAAGTCACTTACCAAGTTGCTGTCCAGTTCACGTTTCCCTTGTCTTCCTCGGGTTCTTCTACGAGAGCCATGATCGGTTCGTTGTACATTTCAGCCAGCTTGCCGATCAAATCCTCCTTCTTGGTAAGTTTGGAATAAATTTTTTCGATTACGTCCGGTTTCACAAATCTGTGATGTGCAAGGAACGCTCCGGCGAACAGAGCCGGAAGGGTACTCATGGGCTTATCCGTAATGTCGGAAGCAATGAACCCCTTCTTCTCCATTTCCGCCACAGTTCTGCGATTGAACTCAAGCGTGTACTCCTTGTCTTCAAAAGTAAAAATAAGCTGTTTAGCCATTTGTCTGTCCTCCTGTTATTTCTTGATTACGCTTCTGCCATAGTGATAGGAGTGGAAGGAGCGATAGTGATGTTCATATCAACTACCTCATTCACACCGCCGCCCACAGGATAAGCGGAAAGCTGACCCTTGAACTCGAACTTGCCATCAGTGCCAGTAGGAGTCACGACACCAGCTTCCTCAGTGCCGCCGAACCACACAGCGTAGTCGTTCTCTACACCCTCAAGAGCCTTGAGATTGGTGTAATCCTCCTTGGTGTAGTTCGCAGTGAAAGCGAGAGCGTCAAGGGACTGAATACCCGGAATATAGGTCTGCATTTTGTCGGAAAGAGTAGTTGTCTCCAACATTTCCGGCGCACCACCCAAATCGGGGAAGTCCTTAATGTCAACGAGCTTTTCATAAGCATTTTCGGTCTTCTTCATAAGAAAAACCTTGTAGGTAGAAATTGCCATTTCGGTTTACCTCCTATAAATCGTTTTGTTTTTTGAAATGACTGCCCGGTAGCGTCCGAGCATTCGATAAATGGTTGCTTCGTCTTGGTTAGGTACAGGTTCGAGCATAAGTCGAGTGAAGTTCAGTTCCATGAGTATTTCATCAATGAAAGCCACGATCTCTTTACACTCTGCCTTTTTACCTTTGGTCTTGTTGGAGTAAACATTCAGCTCGTACATGACCGCCGCATGGTTTTCTTTACCATCGGAAGTCTGCGAGTTTCGGAATGTCGCATTGTCCGCTTCAACAAGTGATACACAAGGGAAAGAGGAGGGAGACTTCACATACTCACCTGTCATGAAAATGTTCGGGTACTTTGCCCGGACTCTCTCAGACACTTCGTTGAAAATCTCGTTTTCCATGTCAATCATTTGAACACCTCCCTTGCAATATCAGCGATTTCCGCACATACGGTCTTCACGGCATTGTACATAGGCATTACCGCTGGTGCGCCATGCGTCAAGCGCAACTCACCGTCTTCATAGAAGCCCCAAGTCTCCTTTTTACCCATGCCTTTACCGTAACCGCCGATTGTGAAACCGAGTTCCGCACCTTTGGGGTGTGGGGAGCTTCCGACTGAACCGTTGTGATACACACCAGCACCAAACTCAGCCCAAATTGCGTCCTCGCCGCTTGCGATTATCACCGAGATATTATCCCGGACTTCGACTGATACGTTGACCTCGGCGGTTCTCTGACCGCCCTTCAACAGATCGTCTACAATCGCTCCGGCAAAACCGCTCCGGGACTGGTCTGCAATCCTCTCAGCAATCCTCTCACGGAGAATTTCTGTCTTACGAATGAGGTCTTGCTTGTACTGTTCCAGTTCTTTCAAAGCCCTGTCGATCTCACGTTCCGATAATCCGAACTTGATAACCTTCTTAGCCACTGACGTTCACCTTGCTTATCGCAATCGACACGTTATTCAAGCTCTTTGCAACCTTCTTGACGATGTAGTCATAAGGGGTAAGCACGTTACCTTCCTCGTCCACCGCCAACGAACCGTCCTCATTGAGCTGGGGAACGGTATCGACCCAAAGCACTGAGTATTCGTCAATCGGAGGAGCTTCGTTATCCATGACAATTACCTTGTCATAGGTCTCAGACTCACCGAACTGCCGTGTCTGAGTTTCACCCTTTGCGGCAGAGATATTGGCATAGCCCTCAGTCGGATTTCCGTGTTTTACTTCGTACTCACCAGTCAAGTTGCCGTATTCGTCCTCAACTGGGGTGCGTTCTTCGTACAGAGCGTAGAAGAACGTCACCTTATTACGAGCCATGCACCTCATTCTTTCGTACCTCTGATTATCCCACAGTAGGGAGTAACCGCCTTGAGCATAGAAGCTGGTACGTCAGCGTTTTCATACTGTCTCGTAATACCGTTCTCGGTATGAGAGGTCTGACCCTCCGCACCACGCTTGTTCAGCATATAGGCGGCGATTTCCACCTGTAGGTAGTGATACTTAACCGGGACTACACTCGCTTCATCGTCATACGGAAACGCTTTTGCGATAATCTTGCTCCCGGCAAGATCGAGGTAGGTGGACAACACTTCGTCAGTATCAGAGCCACCGACTACAGCCTTGAGAGCTGTCAGTTTTTCTACATCAGTCATGTTGTCACACCTCCTTGGTTACTCGTTCTCGTTGCCGCCCTGTTCGGACTGCTCCGGCTTGACACCCTGTTCGGGAGTCTCGCCCTGTTCGGACTTCTTACCGCCCTTATTCGCCTTGTTAGCCTTGGGATCGACCCTCAGACCAACGCAGAGAACACCGTTCTTGTCCTTCCATTCAGCCATAGCTCATTACCTCCTGCTTAGGTCAGCGCGGTAGAACCACGGTGCATATAGATACCCTTGGTCTTGTTATCATAGACGAAAGTATCATGATAGATACGGTAATCGAACTTCCATGCGTCCGCATTCTGATACTGTTCGGGAGTGAAGATACGAGGAAGAACGTGCTTCACAACCTTATTGACAGCAGAAGGATGAACGATCATGAAGTTGATCTTGTAGCCGCCAGTAGCACCTACGAAACCGCCAGCAGTCTGACCCGAGGTAGTACCGTCATACAGAGTGATAGCGGTATAGAAGCGAGACTGAGGTACACGGATAACGCGCATACCGTTGTAGGTCTCAACGTCCTTGTTGATACCAGTCACATCGTTCTGAACGGTGCGGACGATCTTGGCACGAAGACCAGCATAGGCAGTCTCGGAAATGAACAGAATACGACCCTCGCCGGGAACTTCTGCTTCGTTCATCTGCATTTCAGCAGTGTCGATCAGACTGGGAACATCGGTAGTACCAACGGTAACGTCAGCATTTGCGCTGAGAATGCCACTGGTACCAGCGATCTTTGCGAAGGTGTAAGCGTCAATTTCGGGAGCAACCTTGGTGCGAATGAACTCGCCAGCGAGAGTACCGAAAGCCATGCCAATGGTCTCCTCGTTATCCATGCGGTCAACGATGAAAGAACGACCACGATCCTTGGAGAGAGTCATGGTCTCCCAAGTGCCAGTCACGTCACCATTGGCGAAACCAGTGTTGCGGTTGTAGTTACCAAGACCGTCCATAGAGGTCTTGAAAACCTTGATAGTGTTGCCGTTGACGATCTCAACCTGAGTAGCGTCCAGTACGGCAGTCTTGGAAGAAGCCTTGTAAACTTCGTCCAGAAGGGGCAGATAAGTCTGCGCCAGTGCGATAGAATTAGCCATATTTCATGTCTCCTTTACAATTTGATTTCGGGAAGACCCATGCTCCGGCGGAGCTTATTGGTCTCCTCCAACTTCTTGAGATTTGCGGTATTTTCGTCTCCGGCGGGAGGGGCAGGGGTATTTTTCATAACCTCGGCTGTCCATGCCTTTTTCTGAGCGTCACCGTGTTTCTTCATGTTGGCGAATACACGATCCATGTCACCTTCCGCCATAGCTTCGGCAGTCTCGATAGCCAATGCTTCCTCGAAGCCCAAACCAAGATAATTCGCCTTATAGGTGCTGATCGTCTTCTCTTTGCGAAGGGTCTCAAGCTCCTGTTCCATAGCGGTCTGACGTGCGAGACGTTCTTCCTCTCGTGCTTCGTCCTCCGTCATTTTGGAACGAAGGTTCTTCTTGGCGGCGGCAAGCTCGCTTGCCAGCTTGTCGAACTGAGCCTTGGGAACATACCCCTTAGTGTCCTTTGGAGTAGGGGTAGTAGGTTCAGTGGGTGCGGTAGGTGCAGTGGGTTCAGTGGGTTTGCTCGGTTCGTGGTTCTCAAGCAGTGCCAACTTCTCGTCAGCAGTCATGTCCTCACGATAACCTTCAATTTTTGTCCAGTCGAATGCCATGATTATTCCTCCTGTGTTTGGTCGGTTCTCTCCGTATTTTTGTGATTTTCGGTTTCTCTACCGTTTGCGTTTGTTTTAGGTGTCTTCTCTGACACCGATATTTCGAGCGGCTTATCGCCGCTATTATCCGTAGGGGCAGTGGGTTTCGGTTTCCACTTCTCCAAGTACAATTCGCTTTGCTTTGCAACGTCCATCGGATCGTTTACCAAGCCGACAGTAGCGATAGCAAGGCTCGGTTCAAAGCCAGCTTCTAAGAGCTGTAACAGAGCTTGACTCTTAACGAGCAGATTGTCATGCTGTCTCCGAGTAAACTTGCACTCAATCTCAGCCAACGAAAGATTGAACTCCTTCGAGGTGCGAATGATCGTAAGCACCAGTCTCAAGAACTCCTTCTCGGACTTCTTGAAAAGAAGCTCGGTGTCTCTTGCTCGTGCTTCACACTGAGACCAACCGTCTCTCAAGAACACCGCCGCACCAGTGTCGGAAGTAGAGCTTCCGCCTTTGGTCGTGGTAGGCATACCGCAAATGGTAAGCACCTGTTGATACAGATAATCCACCAGCGTTTGTGTCTGCTCTTGGTTCAGCTCTTGGGACAGGATTTCCACGTCCGCAGTCTGACCGTCAACGGATTTGATCTTAATTGCGCCGAGGTCTTTCAGTTCTTTGAAATCGTCAGCGGTAATATCGCAGTTCACGAACTTAACAAAGCTCTGCACGAACAGTTCCACACCGTCAAGGCGGTTGGAAGCCACGGTGTTGATAGCGTCCAACAGCGACAGAGCTGGTTCAAAAGAACCCATGCGAGCCATGTTCAAACGATACTCGAAAATAGGAATATCACCGAGGGTATGCGCTTCCCACTTGCGAACCACACCATTCGCCACCTCAAAGTAGTGATCCTTGGTGTAACCGCAGTAGAGCGTTTCGGTGCTTTCTTTTCCGAGCGTCCTCATGATCTCACGAACACCCATGATCCTCTTGTGTCCGAATCCGGAGTGATACACTACGAAAGTGTGTCGGGGATCGGGGGTGTCCAGCTCGAAGGGAGATTGATCGGGAGAGGACACCGAATCTTTGTCCGGCAGTACCATTCGGTATGCCACACCACAAATCGCCAGCCATGTTGCCATATCCTTGTCGTGGCTTGCTTTGTCCTCATAGAACATGAAGTCATTCAGTTCATTGATCTCCTCAGAGGAAGCATTGCTGTCACCTCTACGGACATACGTCACAGGTTCACCGAGGAAATAACCCGAAGTGAATTGAACGATCTCGCTTGCGTGATTTTCTACGACTCTATTACAAATTTCCGGGCGAACATCTTTCTTGCGAGAGAGAATAGGCTGTTCTCCTCGCATATAGCGATAGAGATAATCAATCGCAACAGAATTGGTGTTGTGAACCATAAGAGCCTTGCTCAAAACACTTGCGACATTTTCCTTCGTGATCTTATCCACGGAGGTCAAAATCTCTTTGCGTCCGAACATACCGCCCTCGATGATCTCAGCTTCCGCCATGTGTCACCCTCCTTCCTTGAAAAATAAAATGGCGCATACTTGTTCGTAGGGTCTTCCTACTCGCAAATATGCGCCACTCGTGTTATTACACTTTTACACTTACCATTGTATCACAATAATTCGTGTTTGTCAAATTTTAATTCTTATTTTACGAATTGACTGTGGATAAGTCTGTGCAAAATGTGAATTACCACGGTCTCTTGAATACTTCCACCTTTTGTCCGCTTAGAGATTGAGCATACTCAGCGAACATAGCCATACCATCGGGTACATCGTCATGTTTGTTCTTACCTGTCATGGTGTAAGAGCAGAGCATATTTATCATGTCCCCATACTGAGACTTCTTAGCGTACCGAGATTTATCCTTAAACAAGCAGTGCTGTTTTACCCATTCAGCGTTCACCACGATACGAGTCTCTTTATTACTTGTTGTAAATCGCTTCGTAATATGCGTGATACCACCACGAGCAATGACCTCATTGTGAACCTTGTCCGCAATTCTTCCTCCGGCACTGTTACTCTCAAAGCGGCAAGATTGCACCTTATTTTTTAACAACACTGCCGCCAAGCAAGCGTCCGTGAGTTCGGCAAGAGCGTTGGTACACACGCAGTCTTCTATATAGTAATCGCTTCCGTACAGATATGCTACAGGCATAAAGCCGTAGTCTTTACCTGTGTCCTTGGTATCACAGATTGCGATAATTGCGTCCGGGTCTTGATCGGGCAATTCATAATACCGTCTTAGCTCGTCCTCCAAGTACAGTAATCCCTCACGCTCAATCGGTTCGTTCTGATACAAAGCTCTCCATGACACATCGTCCATAATGTCTCTCTGCTCATGATAAGCCTTGGTCGAAAAACCGACACCGTAGGCATAATCAAAATTGGACTCGTCATTTTCATTCAGAGCCGGAAGAACGATGAACCTCGCTCGATCATCATTGCCATACTGTCTTTCCAGTCTTCCGAGAATATCATGAACAGACCAGCGAGTAGCAATGTGAAGCTCCTTGCAGTGATCTCCGATCTTACGCTGACGAAGGTCAGTGGTGTAGATTTCCCACAGCTTGTCGAGACGTTCCTTGCTCATGGCAACCTCAATGCCGGACACAAGGTCATCACAGTAGAGCAGTCGGGCGGCACGATACAGACCAGCGTTACCAGTACCGATAGAGGTAAACTCCAATGTCTCAAAACGCTTTCGATTGCCAATATCTATACGACAGTCCTTTGCGTTGGTGTTGCTGATCGAGACCGTAGGGAAAACCTCTCGCCATAGATACTCACCGTCTTTGTCCATCATTCTCAGACATTCGTCATAAGCTCCCCGGATAAACGCATTACTGTGACTACCTGTCAAAGTAGGTTCGTCCGAGTACTTACCGCCGATCCACGTCAGATAGAACAGGGCGAGAGTGGTCTTACCTGTACCGGGGGGCATACTGATACCGAGAATGTCAAGAACATCGTCTTCCAAATCTTGTAGACCTTTGACCGCAGTTTTCAAAACAGGGCGGCGAGGGGCGTAGAATTTCTTCTTCGGGTCTCGTTCCCACTCCATGAACTGAATATAACTGTCAAAATCGTTGGGGGCGAGGAAGCGCAATGTGTTTCTATGTTGCTGGTACAGTTTGGTGATAAGTTCTCCGTCAGTACGAGGGATCACACGACTCAATTCCTCAGACAACAATCTGCCGTATTTCAGACTGAGGGCAACATCAGTCTTGCTCGCTTCCTGGCATATATCAAGCATATCTTGAAATGCCCCGGTGTCGGGTTTCTTTTGTGCGACTTTGTAAATCGCTTGCAGTAATTTCTCCATAATGCCTCCAAAAAGAAAAGGCGCATGACTGTTTGAGCTTGTAGCTCTCGCAATCATGCGCCGTGTATCTGTTACGTTATGAAATCATGTTCATGATCTCATGATATAGATTCTCTCGCTTATCGACCTGTCGTTCCTGTAGGAGACCGTCACTCCACAGCATTCGGACGTTGACCTTATCGGAATACACCGTTCGGGTCGTACCGACTGTTTTCTGAGTGCCGGACATTCCTCCGACAATCGCTCCCGGTGCGCCGAAAGCCAATCCTCCGAGGAGGAATCCGCCCAACGATGTTCCGCCGGAAGTTCGAGAGAAGTGGACATGCTCGGTATCGCCAGTGAGGTTCAGAACCGCCACCAGCTCATACGGTGTCTTCGCATTGATACCGAAATCTACGTCCGGGTAAAGCTCATTTAATTTTTCAACGAAGGTTCTCCAAAATCTTCGACTGTCGGTGTGGTGTCTGCGGAAAACCACCCGGACACTGCATTCATTTTCCTTCTCATGGAAGAAAAACTGCGCCGTAGCGGAGAGAACGGTAGCAAATCCCTTCGCTCGCCAGTTACCAACATCGTTTTTGAACTTACCTCCTATGGCTGTGATGGTCTTTTCCACCATCGAAACCGTCTCAACGTGTGAAAACGGTGTTTTGAACACATACGTCATACCCAAATCCTCCATGTAAAGTAGTAAAAGTAGTTGTTCTTCTGATTTTTCGTATAATTCTTCCTATAGGACACCCATAAGGCGAAAGTTTACGCAAAAATTGATTTTTAACTACTTTTACTACTTCCTTTGTGAATATTATACTGTTTGCACCTACGGAAGAAGGTGGAGGAGGACATACCCGACTCCTCAATAGCGTCCTTGAGGGCGAGATTTCCTTCCGACCATGCCTTTGCCACGAAAAAGAACCTATCCGTGGTCTCAACAGGCTTCCGACCTTTGTATTTTCCTTCGGTTTTGGCAATTTCGATACCTTCACGCTGTCTTTCGAGGATATTTTCTCGTTCCAGCTCCGAGAGGGCGGCGAAAACCGTCAGCATAAACCGCCCCTGTGGTGTGGTAGTATCGACTTTTTCCTTGTCTGAGACAAGATTCACACCTCGTTCCGTCAGTAAAGCAACCGTAGACAGGAGGTCTTTGGTGCTTCGTGATAACCGGGAGAAGGATTCAATGTATAACGTGTCACCTTCCCGAAGGAAGGAGAGCATTTCATTGAACTGTGGTCTGTTGGTGTCCTTGCCGCTGATCTTGTCGAGGAAGATTTTCTCCACACCAAGAGATTTCATCAGTTCCATTTGTCTCGCCGGATTTTGGTCTAAGGTGCTTACTCGTACATAACCGACCTTCATGTACTCACCTCCGATTTAATTGTTGTAGAGAAGATTGAACGCTTGATTTTTCTCCTCAGACGTATTAAATGCAACCCAATACAGGTCAGCTCCGTCTATTTCGGACTTTCCATACTCACCAACGTAGGTTTCATCGGAAATATAGCCGGACTGTTTGAGTTTATCAACGTCTTCTTTTCTTATACCATAAAGGTCTTTCATGACTCAATCCTCACGCTTGACGTAGGTCAGCTCAATGTCATAGCCAAGAGCTTCCATCATTTCAACGAAGGTCTTGTTCACGAGACCGTCCTTCTTCTTGACGATTCTGTTCACATACTGACCTGTCGTACCGATTTTTTCAGCGAGGGATTGCTGGGTTGTGCTGGTCTCAAGGCACTTGACCTTAACGTCCAGCTCTATGTTATTGCGTACCATAATGTACCTCCTTGGTTTGTTTGAGATTAGTATAGCACGAGGGAGGATAAATGTCAATACAAATAAGATAAGTTTTAGTCCTTTTTGTTCTTTTTGAAATTTTCGGGTACTCAAACGACTCCCTCCCCACGTTCGGGGCGGTGTCAATCCCCCTCCGGGGGATAGCTCCGGCGGACGTGTCCGGGAAGCTGTCAACCCTTCGCCGCTGATCGTGCCGCCGCTGTCAATAGCATTATGCAAAACGTGATAGCACTATCACAACCCCAAAAACAACCCCAAAGACAGCAACCGCCGCCGCTATCGTTTGAATATACCCCAAAGACAGCAACGGCGCAACCCATACCCCCATACAAAGAAAAGCGGCGATCATGCCGCCGCTGTGGTGGACGTGTACACGCTACAGCATACCCACCCCCCATATAATAAAATGAAATAGCCCCGGCATATAACCGGGGCTTTGTAATGTAAATATTTAATTGTTTTGTTTCAGAATTTCACCCAACAAAACGAACGGAAAAAGAATAATACAGATAATTACAAACATATTGCACCCCCTTATATTATGCGAATGTGAAACGTTTTGTTTCTGTGGTTTTGGTATATTGTGCGGCGATCTCCGGCGCATTCTTTTTTAATGCTGTGGTATCAATCCGGGAAGCTGTAACGGTTTTATAGCTTGCCTTATGTTCTGAGCCTGTCAACGTATCAAGCCCATTTTCCACCATGTAATTTTTAATTTGATCTTTCAGCCCTTCCACAGTGGCGGCGATCTCCTCCGCCATACGGTTATATTGTGCAAGCTCCGCCATAATTGCGTTAATATCTACCATGTTTTACACCTCCACTATTTCAATAACATTTGATTTTAACTCTTTGCGTATATCGGTTTTATTTAATGCGTACATTTCGACAATGCCGTAATACTTCGTTTTGACCCAAAAGCGGCGCATATATTCGGCATAGGGAAAAGCCCACCCGGAAATTTTACAAACTGGTTCACTTGTGGCAATGTGCAAATCTTTCAAAGGCTGTTTATTGCCTTTGTCGTATTCCAGCAATGCCGCCGGAATACGAGAAGAAAAACAATTTTCAACCGGGGGAACGTCCCACGACACAAATTTATAATATTTCATTTTTACAAGCTCCCTTCATTCAATAATTTATTTATAATTGCTTCGTCTTCTGCCGGAATGGGGAAATATACCCACGCTGTACCGTATTTATAACCGCATACCGGGCAAGCCTTAGACAAAAGCCCTTCGGGGTGTTCTGTTTCTCTCAGCCAGCCCAAAGCCTTTGTTTCTGTGTGTCCCTTATCACCAGCGAAAAGCGGCTTTTTCGGTTCGTAATATTTCGCAATATCCGCCGGGGGTGTTTCTGTGTATGTGGTTAATGAGTATTCAAGGTTAGCAAAAAATCTTTGCTTGATCGTTGGCTTGAATTTTTCGCCACACTTCAACGCAATAATAGCGGCTTTTTCGGCGGCTTTCTGTTCCGCCTGTGCTTCTCTCGTCATGCGCCAGTGGTACAAAGTAACCTTTTCCCCGGCTTTCTGTCTCCAACCTTCGGCGGCTTGATGTTCGCATTCCGGGTGCATATCGTTCAAGTGGTACAGCTCCCACAAACGGAGAATTTCAGAAAATACAGGATCATTGATATATGGAGCGATAGTGTCAAGGCATTGACCGCCACAAACAATATCAGATCGGCGGCTATTCCATACATCAGCAGAAACAGAAAACCGCTTTTTGTCTCCGTCTGTTTTATACTCCATTTCAACGGTTACACGGTTTCGGGGTGTTCCCTTACCTTCAAAATCAATACAACCAAAATCAAATTTTCTTTTCATGTTCGTTACCTCCTTTTATTTATGCGCTGATCGTCTGAGCGTCCCACCATGCTTTACCGCCGCCGGACAGATTGAAGAAATTCAAGAAACTATTAACGTGTCTCATTGTGGTTACACTGTAACCGCTCCACAGGCGGACAAATTCGCCGCCGCTGGTGATTTTGCAAACTTCGGTATTATAGGACTGCAAAACCTTTTCGCCGTTGTCCTTTTCAATAACCTTTGCTTTACCGTAAAAACTTTTTGCCCTGTCGTAACCCATAACCGGGAGATCGTAAATTTTCATTGTGTTTACCTCCTATAATCTTAACAAGATTGTTTCTTGTCTTTTCTTGATTATATTATAATTCGGAATTTGCGAATTGTCAACCCCTTTTGAATAAAAAATTATCTTTTTCGGATTATTTTTTCTCCTTCCTATATAATAAGGAAGAAACACCACCAACCGCCGCAGATCGTCACCAGCTCCGGCACGATCAGCCCGGACAGCTTCACCAGCTCCGCCGCCGGAGGTGCGCCAGTCACCCGGACACCCTCGGACGCTTTACCACGCTAAATTGTTAATACCGCCGAGGTCAGATCAGCAAAAATCGTCCAAAAATCCGCACAAAAAGACCGCCCATCACACCGCCGGGAAGACCCGGAGCGTGAGGGCGGTTTTCGATTTCATAGTCGATAGTCGATAGTCGTTTGAGAGTCGATAGTCGTTACTCACCGTCAGAGTCGGAGTCTGAGCCGGAGTCGGCAGAGTCGATCAGATAGCGAGAGCGAATATCGTCAGCATTATAGTTGTTGTCTTGCTGGGTGTTCGGTGTCAGAACGTACTCGGTCTTGTCTTGGTAGCCAAAGTTGTTCTTGCCGAGGAAGATACCACTGACAGGGTTAATTTTGCCGTTCTGCATATAGTTTTCCCACAAATTTTCCATCAAAAGATATGCCTTTTTAATGGAGTCCGCCACTTCGGGCGGCAACGCAGACCCATATCCCGAACCTCCTGTCGGTTGGTTATTCCTTATAGCCCATAACCTACGTCTATCCATACCCAATGCCATAGCCATACCAGCCACAGTAGGCTTAGTATCGTATTTTGCCATGATATTGAAAAACTCGTTGATTCTCTCTTGCACAACCACAACGTCATGCAAGTCGATAGTCGGGAGATTCATCAGCTCCAAACTCTGTTTAAGATACATCGTATTGTCTCCCGGATTCACCATCAACCCATTGTCACCAATGACAGGAGAGTTGCCGCCACGAGGTTTCTTCTTAATCACCTGTACGTCTTCTGTACCAGTAGGCTTCTTGTTTGCCATTTTTCCTTTACCTCCTATAGTCGTAGTCTGTCCTCCACAACCACGGAGAGTCCTCTTTCATAGTCGAGAGTCCTCTTTGTTCTTGTTCTTCTTGCGGTAGTTAAAGTAGTTGAAAATCAATTTTTACGGTAACTTTTACTATATAGACCCCTTATAAGAGAACTTATACGCAAAAACTAAAATACAACTACTTTTACTACTTCATACCCGAAAAGGCGAAAAGATTATTTTTCAATCCGATTCGTGTTATTTCACAAATGTCGTTTTTGATTATTTTTCAATCCTTTTCGGATAATATGAGGTTTTCTGCCGCCACCGTTGCTTGCTGTCTCCACAGCTCGCACCAGTCAGCGAGAGTACCGTCAGCAATGTGCGCCGCAATCTCGTTCGGGTTCACGTCTGCGATCAGACCTAAAATCTCACTCATTCGTGACCTCCGTTCTGCCAGTCTCCCGGCTGAATGCTGTACTCACCGGGAGAGTCGTAGTCGATTACTCGCTTGACCTCCACGGTTTTCAGACACACGATACGGTAATCCTTGCCGCACATACGAGAGTTGAAGTCGGCTTTCGCCGCAGACAGGTTATCGTATGTGAGCATTTTATTGAAGCTCGTGAACTGGTGACGAGGGTAATACCGATAATCAGTGCCGCTCACGAATTTACCTGTCTTAATATTCTGAATCGCAAACATACTCGCACCGCCTTACTCACTCGCCTTGTAGTTGTACACAGGCTTGATGATTTTCAGAATGTCAACGGTATCTGCAATATTCTCCACGATCTCAGCCATCGGCTTGTAGACCATCGGGCTTTCATCAATCGTAGACTGATTGACGGAGGTGGTGAAGATACCCTTCATAGAGTCCTCGAACTCCTCAAGGGAGACCAGCTCCTTCGCCTTGCTTCTGCTCATGATACGTCCAGCACCATGAGGAGCAGAGCAGTTCCAGTCCTCGTTGCCCTTGCCGACACCGATAATACAACCGTCTCTCATGTTAATAGGAATGAGGAGCTTTTCTCCGGCTTTCGCAGAGATAGCACCCTTGCGTACCATGTTCGAGCCAAACTCAATGTAATTGTGAATCGTCTCGAATGCGCCAAGGGAGTGCCAGCCCATTTCATCAATGAGGGCGGAAGCGATAGCATTTCGGTTGAGGACTGCGAAACGCTGACAGATCTCCATGTCATGAAGGTAATCTTCACGGTATTTCCCGGTGAGGTAGCAAAGCTCCTTCGGAATGCCGAGAGGGTTAGGGTGGAACTTGCGGTGAAGCTCTGCAATGGCTTTCTGAATCTCCGCCTTGCGTCCCTGTGCCTTATAGTCGGCAATCAGTTTTTCTTGCATAGCGTAGAGTTCGTCCTTGCCTTGCATGATCTCGATAGCAAGGTGCTGATAATACTCCGCCACCTGTTTACCCAAGTTGCGGCTACCAGTGTGGATAATCAGATACTTCGTACCTTCGGAGTCGGTGTCGATTTCGATGAAATGATTACCGCCGCCGAGAGTGCCGATACTGCGCTCAAGTCGTTTGGTGTCCTTGAGTTCCCGGAAGCACCGAAGCTGTTGGAGTTCATCGAAGCGGACACAGCGTCCTTCATGCACATTACGTCCGCTCGGTATGCGCTTGCGGATAGCAGAGTCGAGAGCGGCATAGTCGATTTCGATGTTGCCAAGCTCCACGGTCAGCATACCACAGCCAATATCCACACCCACGATGTTAGGGATAACCTTGTCTCCGAGGTCTGCGGTGAATCCGATTACACAGCCAGCACCAGCATGAACGTCCGGCATGATTCGCACTTTGCAGTCTGCGAACGCTGGTTGCTTCACGAGAGTGTAAATCTGATTCAGAGCTTCGGGTTCGATATTTTCAGTGAAGATTTTGAGATCACTCATTTTACTTTACCTCCTTACAAATGCGTTCGAGAAGGTCAGCCGCCATCACAATGAAATCATCGTTCTGCTGATAGAGCTTTCCGTCTCTACGAAGGTTTTCCAATTCCGAAAAGCACTTGCTGATTTTCACAGCGCAATTTGCGATCTGAGTCTGTCGTTTTGCTTCTTCGGTCAGAGGGTAGAAGGGTTCATTTTTACTGTACTCACACCCATTCGTCATGACAAACTTAGTGCGAGCCGGGGTAATACGCTCAATCGTCATGGGGATAGTTTTTGGGTATCTGAAATATCCCCACCCAATCTGAGTAGCTTTTTTGATACCGACTACATCACCCGGTTTGAGGGTATCTTTGTTGATACAATCTCTGTACATTATCGCACCTCCTTGAGAGCTTCGTGCGCCCTCAGACAAATTCCAACATGGTAGCCGACACAGGCTTCACCAATGCAAGGGTAAAACTGCTGAGTCACGAAGTCTCCGTGACCCCGGAGGACTGCTTTGTGTTCCTCGGTGATTACTCGATAGGGGCAAGCCTTAAAGTTGCCCTTTTCGTCAATACAGTTCGCATTCATCACACTACCTCCTTGAGCTTGAGTCCCCAATAGATCATGAAACCGCTGGAAGTCGATTTTCTGTCGAACCATTCCGGGTGTCGTTCCATTTCGGAGTTGAACTTTCGAGCAGAGAGGACGTAAGCTCCTTCGGATTTCGCCCACAGCTTGAAAGCATTGTACAGGTCTTTTGCCTTTATGTTTACGTCCTCATTGCGGACACAGCGGTTCTCAAGGAACTGCAACACGAGGTCGTTGTCACGCTCATACTTTGTGACTACCTCAGTCAGAGAGTCCGCCATCTTGAGTCCGTTTTCCTTATACTTGATGTAGCCACGAACCAGCCACATGAAAATGCCGCTCATTGCTTCCGTGGAAGTCAGCTCGTCCTTGAGGTGAGTGTCCTGTTCCTCCGGCTTGAAGTGACGGTTGAACTCGATCACCTTGATACGCTGGGAAGCGAACAGGGACTTGTCTGTAACCATCGGAAGGTCATTACAGGAGAGCCAAAGGGTGAACTGCGGCTTGTAGGTAATCGCTGACTGGTACAGCGCACGAGCTGAGATTTCCTCACCGCCTGTGAGCTGTTTGATTTTCTCCTCGTCCAGCTTGCCATACTCATTCGACTCGGACATGGTGACAAAGCGTTTACCCTTGAGTCCGGCGAGAGTAGGAGAAGCGGCTTC